CTTCAATGGTTAAAAGACTTTGGATACTTCACAGATGAAAATTATATAAACAAAATAAACAATATACTATGAAGGCAAGAATTAAAAATATTGAAAAAATAGATGAATTAGATATTTTTTATCTATCAATTAAAAAAAAGCATACAGAGTTAACAGAAGAGTTAATGCAAAAAGATTGCCAAAGAGTTGAATTTATAAGAGGTATGATTTCTGTTTATTCAGAAATATTAAAAGAAAAAAGACATTGGGAATCTGTATCATTTGTACCAAGTTATTTTCATTAATTTAATTTGAAATTTAAACACTATGAAAGCGATACTAGAATTTGATTTAAACGATTTTGAAGAGGAAAAAAGATTTAATCATGCAACCAGTAGTGTGAGGTATTCAATAGCACTTTGGGAGATTGCTCACATTCGTAGCCATTTTAAACATTGCGATCCAAAACCAACTTATGACGAACTATTAGAATATATTAACGAAGTATTTAATGATAACAATATAAACATAAACGAACTAGACTAATGACAGGAAGGATGCAAAAAGAGATATTCAATGAAATATCAAGAGGGCATTGGGAATACTTATCTAAGTTATATAGTAACTCAGGATTTGATGCTATCAAAATTGAGGCAAAGAAATTAAAGGTACATCCTAGCCATCTAGTAGCTAAAATTAATCAATTTAATAAAGAAATGATTGAGTTTAAAAAGATCACTAGCGAGTTAGATATTCTTAAAGATTTGTCATTTACAGAACGCTTACAACTAGCTTTGAATTATACTAATAATTATTTTGAGTTTAGTAATAATAATAGTAATTTAGCCGAATGAAAATATCAGTTATACACCCTTCACGAAATAGACCTGAGAGAGCCAGTAAGGTTTTTAATGAAATGATTTCTAAGGCAGATAAACCTAAATTAATCGAATACATAATATCTATTGACAATGATGAAACTAAAGATTATACGAATATTAGCTGCGGTATATATACTCCTATTACACTTGTTAGCGATAATAGGTATTGTGTCGGTGCTATAAACAACGGCGCAAAGGCTTCAACAGGTAAAATACTAATGGTAGCCTCAGATGATTTTGATGAGTGGCCAAAAGGATGGGACACTACAATAAGAAAGGCTTTAAAAGGCTATAAGTGCAAATTATTAAAGACTAACGATGGCTCTCAACAATGGATAGCAACCTTGCCAATTATGGATAGGGCGTTATATGAAAAGCTAGGTTACATTTATAATCCACTTTACAAACACATGTTTTGCGATACAGACCTATCTAGTGTCTGTGATTTATTAGATGCAACTGTTTACAGATTAGATATTATATTCAAGCATAATCACTATACTAAGTTAAAGAATAAAGATGCCATTAACCAACGCAATGATGCAACGTGGAGTGAAGGTGAGGCTATTTACTTAAAGCGTTTCAAACAAAACTTTGGGTTATCTAAGGATGAAATAAAAGGTAAAATTAAAGATACTCACCACAAAGAATGGGTAAGGAGAAAATTGAATGATTAAATTGTCAATATTAATTCCTTCGATATTTGAACGTAGCGATTCATTTAATGCGCTTGTAAATAATTTAAAGACTCAAATAAGTTCCTGTGGATTTGATAATAGCGTCTCCATTATTTCATTGATAGACAAAAGAGGGGATATGACGGTAGGGCATAAGCGTAATTCCCTTATAGAAATGGCTAAGTCTGAATATATTGTTTTCGTTGACGATGACGATATGCCTAGTAATGATTACGTATTAGAATTAATGACTGCTATTAGATCCAATGCCGATGTTATACCGATTAATGGTTACATCACAACGAATGGAAAAAATCAAGCATATTGGGAGATGGGTTTAGGCTTACCTTATGATACGGTAAAACAAAATGGTAAAATTAGTTATCGAAGATTTCCTAATCACATTGCCTGTATGAAGAGAGAATTGATTTTGCCTTATAAATTTAAGGATATTAATTTCGGAGAGGATTACGAATGGGCGAAGAGGTTAAATGATAACAAAGTATTTAAAAATGAGCATAGAATAACAAAACCATTATACCATTATGTATTCACAAAACAACGAAGAAGAAGTAATTCTTAGTTACTTTAAAAATTTTAAAGGTACATTTTTAGACTTAGGGGCTTACGATGGGATAGACTTATCTAACACAAGAGCATTAACTCAGTTAGGTTGGTCAGGTATTTGCGTTGAGCCTAATCCAGTAATATTTGAAAAGCTATGCGATAATCTAAAGGAATATAATAAAGTTATTCAATATAGGTTTGCAATAGGCACAGAGAATAAAACAGTAACGATGCAAATGAATGATAGTTACTATTCAACGGTTAAGCAGTCTGAAGTAGATAGATGGCGTGGCGCATTTAAGTTTGAGTCAGCAGAAGTACAGATGCTAGACTTTAAATCATTCCTAGAATTTGCTAAGTATAAGACTTTTGATTTTATTAGTATAGATTGTGAGGGATTAGATTACGAGATATTAGAGCAGATTAACCTAGATGAAGTTAAATGTAAAATGGTTTGCGTTGAGACTAATTCTAAAGAAACTGATAAGTATATTGATTATATTATTAAATTTGAAGGTTTTAAGATTATTAGTATGAATAGAGAGAATTTAATAATGGCAAGATGATATTTGTAATTCATAATGATCAGAGAGAAGAGCGGGTTAAAAACCTAAAGGAGCAAACTGAATATGCTGGTATTGATACCTTCGGGATTCAAAAGGCTATATTTACCAGTTCACCTAAAGCGGGAATAAGTCAGGCGCATAGGTCAGTAGTGGCGAAGGCTAAAGAACAGAATTGGCCATATGTTATAATAATGGAAGACGATGTTAAATTTACCGACAAAGATTCATTTTTACTATTTATGAATATGGTTAACATTTGCCCTGAAGAAGTAGATATATTACTCGGAGGTCTTTATACTACATCCCAGTTAGATAATTATAAAGGGATGCCATTTTTTAAGCAAGTGGATAATGTTTCAGGGTTTCATTGTTATTGCGTATTCGAAAAGGCTTATGATAGATTCCTAGAAGCTCCTGACAATTATCATATAGACAAGTGGGCAACTGGCTCTAAGTTAGGCAACCTATTAACATTAACCTGTTATCCGTTCTTAGCTATTCAGCAAGATGACTTTTATTCTGACAATAAGAAACAAGTTAAAAACTATTCACATTTACTAAAGAAGTATGAACTATTTGAAAGTAAGAAAGTTAAATAATGATGACAAAGATAGCGATATTTGAAGTTAGAGCGATGAAGGTAAAATACTTTGATTGGCCTATTAGACACTACTTTTATATTTTTAATAATTAAACAGAATGATAATACAAAAAATAAAGATTGATCAGGTAAAACCAAATGAATCAAACCCAAGAGTTATTCGTGACGATAAGTTTAAAAAATTAGTTAAGTCTATACAAGACTTTCCTGAAATGTTAGAATTGAGACCTATTGTAGTTAATGAGGATATGGTTGTGTTAGGTGGTAATATGCGATTAAAGGCATGTATAGAAGCAGGATTAAAAGAAGTGCCAGTTATTAAAGCAAGTGACTTAACTGATGAGCAACAGAAGGAGTTTATAATTAAGGACAATGTAGGCTTTGGAGAATGGGATTGGGATATATTGGCAAATGAATGGGATACAGAAAGTTTAGAAGAGTGGGGATTAGATTTACCAGGATTTGATTTAAATGCTAATAAATTAGGAACTGATTTTAGTTTACCTGATGGCGACAAAGCACCATTTCAACAAATGACTTTTACTTTAGCAGATGAACAGGCAGAGCAAATTAAAAATGCAATATCAGATATAAAAGAAACTGAAGAGTATAAATATGCTGAAACAATGGGTAATGAAAACTCAAATGGAAACGCTCTTTATTTAATCATTATGCAATGGGCAGAGCAAAAGAAATAATTGTAAAGGTAATACCAAGTAAAATTGCTAATGAGTTTGTAAAAAAACATCATTACTCAGGCAAGGTTGTACCAAACTCAACATTGCATTTTGGTTGCTTTTTAGATGAAAAATTGCACGGAGTAATGAGTTATGGTGGAAGTATGCGAAAAGATTTAATACAGCCATTAGTTGCAGATACAGGTTGGCACGAGTTTATAGAATTAAATAGAATGGCTTTTGATGATTATTTACCTAAAAATTCAGAGAGTAGATGTATTGCAGTAAGCATTAAATTGATTAAAAAAAATGCACCACAAATAAAATGGATTATATCTTTTGCAGATAGTACGCAATGTGGAGACGGTACAATTTACAGAGCAAGTGGCTTTGTGTTAACAGGTATTAAAGAAAATTCACAATTAGCTATAAATCCTATTAATAAAAAAGTTGAGCATAAAATTACAGCTTTTCATAATGGTAATGAATATGATTTTAAAAATTGGGAAAAAGTAAAAGGACATCAATTAAAATACATTTATCTAATAGATAAAAAATGTAAAATTACAGTTCCGATAATTCCATTTTCAAAAATAGATGAATTAGGAGCAGGTATGTATAAAGGAAAAAAAGTATCTTTGCAAGAAAGGAAATCAACAAGCGTGGATAGTGTAAAGGTTGCACATTAAACATTCCAGTTTAAAGGAGAGGTTCGATTCCATCTCCACGCTCAAATAAAAAAAATGACAACAAATTCGGACATATTAAAAAAGGCTATGATTGAGGCTCTTGAAAAGTCTCTCGGCATAATTACTACTGCCTGTAAGTCGGTTGGCATTGCTCGTAGTACACATTACGAGTGGTATCAAAAGGATAAGGAATATAGAAAGGCGGTTAAGGAAATTGAAAACGTGGCTATGGACTTTGCCGAATCGCAACTACATAAACAGATAGCAAAGGGCAATCCTTTATCTACAATGTTCTATTTAAAGTGCAAGGCTAAGAGTAGAGGCTATATCGAGCAACAGGATATTAAAGTTACAGGAAATATGAAATTTACCGCAGAATTTGGCAAAGGCAATACTATACACACCACACAAGAACCAACAGAAGATTCACCAGTCAATCAATGAGGATGACCACAAGTATTATGTTTTATCTATCGGTAGACAATTCGGTAAAACATTCCTTGCGTTAAATCAGTTATTGTTTTGGGCTTTGAATAATAAGAACGCAAAATGTGCGTGGGTATCTCCTGTTTATAAACAATCTAAAAAGGTATTTGAAGAGATGCACAAGGCGTTCGCTAAAAGACCTGAGATATATAAGTCAGTAAATAAGAGTGAGTTATTACTTGAATATGTTACTGGCTCAACTATTCAGTTTTTCTCAGCTGAGAGATACGATAATATACGAGGCTTTACATTTGATTACTTGGTTTGCGATGAGTTCGCATTTATGGATGAGAAGGCATGGACTGAGGTTCTTCGTGCTACGATACTTGTAAAAGGTAAAAAGGTATTACTAATATCTACGCCAAAAGGCAAAAACCATTTTTATCAGATATACAACCTAGAAACTGAGAATCCTCAATATAGGTCATTTAAAATGACTTCGTATGACAATCCTTTAATTAACCCAGTAGAGATTGACGATGCTATGCGAACATTACCTGAGCATGTATTCAGACAAGAGTATTTAGCAGAGTTTATTGATGGTGGAGCGGGAGTGTTTAAAGATTTAAACATTGATAATAACCAACAAATGAGTAAAAATTGTTTTGCAGGATTAGACGTAGGTAGGGCGGATGACTATACAGTACTTTCAATATTCAATGATAGCGGTAAACAATGTTATATTAATAGGTGGAGGCAAATGGACTGGGCTAATATAATTAAGCAAGTGTTAGAAGTTCTAAATCGATTTAGACCTGAACTAATGATTGAGGTTAATGGGATAGGCGACCCTATCTTTGAGCAAATCAAAAACCAATATACTGGATATGTGCATCC